TCCCGCCCAGACCCCCCTACCGCAGGTCCAGGCCCGAGGCGAAAAAACCGGAGAGGTCTAAGTCTGCCTCCCACCGGGTCTTGCACCTCATGCACGCGCGCTCGACCTTATGGGATATCGAGTACCTCTTCATGAGCCCCGTAACCCGGTTCAAGTCCCGCGCCGTCATGCGCTTGAACGTTATCTCCCCGTAGGCCGTCCGCCAGTTCGGTTCCACCTTCCGGCCGTTCACCGCGGAGAGGCACTCCGCGTATACGAGGAACATGAGCCCCGACGCGTCGTCGGGGCACTTCTGCTGGGCCCTTATGCACTGGCCCATCGTGGGGTACGAGAGGGTTACGGACTCGACCCTCTCGACGACCTCGGAGGTGTCCCTCCTGAATATCTCCACCGGGGTGTCGAGGTCGGCCGTCACGGACGGCCCGGCGTCCGCCTCGCACACCTCGTAGTCGATGAGCGACAGGTGGTCCGAGGTGTCCACCTCCTCGCCGTCCTGCTCCGACCTGCCCACGAGCACCACGTTGCCGCAGGACGGGCATTTGTACGCCCCGGGCACGGAGTCCGAGCCCCGGGTCTCGGCCATCCCGAAGCAGGCTACGGCCCAGGCGGACTCGAAGGCCATGGCCCTCGTCGCCCTCCGCACCTCGTCGCGGGAGGAGACCAGGACCCCGTCGGGGCCGGTCATCTCCGAGGTCACACCGGCGCACCACTCGAGCATCGCGGAGTACTGGGCTCCCGAGTCTACCTCCCTCCTGGTGGCGGCTATCACCTCGGCGGTGGCCTCCTTGAGCTTAACGTCGGTCACGACCCTCCCGTCGAGGTGGACCGGTATCGGCAGCCTCACTACAGACCCCCTATACCGGAATCACGTCGGACGGGAGCAGGGTGACGTCCACCCTGGAATACGAGACGTTGGAGAAGTCCACCTCGGGATCGGAGAACCTCCGGCACTCGGTGGACGGCCATAGCTCCCTCTCGTACTCCACTCCGGCCGCGTCGCACTTTATGACCGTGACGTCCTTGATCTCCTTATTAAGGAACCAGTCCCGAAAGAACTTCCGGGTCTTGGTGGACCTCTGGGTCTCGTACGTGAGCTGCACCTCGGGCATCGTGGTGACGCCCGAGTGTACCCTGTTTATCCTCCCGAAGGAGGGGACTTCTACCATCCCGTTCTCGAGGGGCCTCTCCCCGAACCTGACCAGGCCCGGGACCTCCTCGCCGTCAAAGAGTACCCTTACCTTGGCCGCCATGCTTCCGGGCTGCATCGATTACCTCCTACTGAACCTTGTAGATCAGGCCGACGCCGACCCTGATCGAGCCCGCCGGGGCGGGGAACATGAACCACAGGTCTACGTTGCGCTCGCCCATCTGGAGGCTCGCGACGCTGTTGTTCGACGCGTCGGCGACCACCTCGAAGGCGTCGTCCTTCGAGGACAGGGACCCGTCCTCGAGCTCGTACCTGCCGAAGGTCTCGCCCTCCTTCACGTTACCGGTGGAGCCGCGGGCCCACAGCCGGTTCATGAACTGCAGCACGGCCATCCTGTCCTCGCGCACCGACCCGATGTCGTTGGGCGAGTTCTCGGACGCCTGCAGGGAGTCGACCACCGACGCCTTGATGTAGTTCCGCATCAGGACGGCGTTCGAGTACTTGAATTCGGGGGCCGTGGACGGCGTGAACAGGTTGCGCACCAGGAACCCGTACCCCGCCACCCTCTGGATCACGTTCACGCCGGCGGCCGCGAGGTCGGTCCTGTCCTGGTCGGATTCCGCAGCGTATCCGTAGGCCTCCGACACGCCCTTGAGCGGGGACGCCCGCCTCGCGGGTATGACGTGGACGCCGTCCCGGGCCACGGATGAGAGCCACCACCCCATGAGGTGGCCGGCCGGCGGTACGGCGCGCTTCGGGGCGGACTGGGAGGTCGCGAACGGGTCGGGCACGCCCACCCAGTTGTGGACGAAGGTCGCGTCCACCTCGTTCGACCTCTGGAAGGACTGCCCGGCCGCCGTTGCCTGGGCCTTCGTCGACATGCCCTGCTGCCCGACGAGCATCGCGACGGGCTTGTCGTCCCTGTTGGCACAGTACGCCTCGAGCGCGGACTGGTATCCGGAATTGGACGTTTCGACGTTGGCCACCAGCCTTACGGGGAGGCTGTCGAGCATCGCGTACACGGCCTGCCACTCGGCGAGGCTGCCGGGCTGGGTGCCGTCCGACCCGGACTCCAGGTAGGTCACGTCCGCCACGTCGGCGGGCATCACCTGCGCGGCGGTCGGGGTGCCCGTCACGGCCACCTTCGTGGCCTTAAGGTAGGAGCCCTGCGCGAGGACCGCCTCCACGTACCTGTCGGGGTCAGAGGCGTTCAGCGTGCACCACGCCTTGCCGAGGTCCCTGTCCACCTCGGACACGACGCCCTTGGAGTCCTTCAGGTACGTCTGGACCTTGAACGCCCTGACCTCGAACGTATAGTCGGCCGCGGCGCCGGTCCCCGCATAGTCCGCGTCCGACCACGCCACGGTCCTGGCTGACTCGTCCACGGACGCCACGATGTGATACTCGGAATAGCCGGTCTTGTATAGCCTCGCGACGTCGCCGGGCCTTATGCCCGTGACGCTCTCGAGGGTGATGACCTTGAGGTTGGCGGACGGGAGCGCGCCGACCGCCGAGGAGAACGCGGCACCCCCGGTGATCTTGAAGCCGGTCCTGTTGGCGGCCGCCCCGTACTCGTCCTCACCCTGGTACGCGGCGGAGAGCTTCAGGGTGGGCTCGGGTGCGGCCTGCTGGTCGTTGACGTTCTTGAAGGCCTGGACGGCCCCCACCCCGGGGAAGGCGGCGACGTAGACGGAGCCCTGCTCGCCGCTGAGGTTGGCGAAGAACCCGTTGAGGGCGTCCCACCCGTACGAGCTCGGGTCGGACTGTGGGCCCAGCACGGTGAGCGCCTCCTGGGTGTTCCTGAACCGGAACGCCCGGTTGTACTTGCGGCAGAACCGCCCGTAGAGCCCGGCTACGGAGAAGTCCGCCGGTACGACGGACCTCTCAGACTTGGTGGGCAGGTTCGCCCCGTAGACTCCCAGTCTCCTCATCTCTTACCCCCTATAACCCGCACGGAGAAGTAGTGCGCGACCGCCGCGAAGTCCTCGGACGCCGCGGCCTCGGCGGGAAGGTCCACCGCGTCGCCCCGGGAGCCCGAGGGCTCCCACCTGTACCAGGCTCCCCTTATGCGGAACTCGCGGGGTTGGTTCGCCCCGTTCACGACGCGTACGGGGTCACCGTCAGGGCCGCGCTTCCCGGCCCCGTCCTTTCCAGCTCCCATGAGTCCTCCCTTATCTCTACGCCCACGGAGTACGTGGACCTCGGCACTATATCGTATCCCTCGACCGGCTCCGAGTCGGACGAGGGGTCCTTCCAGTCGAACCACAGCCTCTCGCCGGCGACCCATACGGTCGACTTGGCGAGGAACGCCCTCACCGCCCTGGACGCGTCGGCCACGAGCCCTGGGGAGCGGGCGGCCACCTCCAGGGTCACCTCCCACCGGGACAGGGCCCCCTCCCGCCTCACGTACTGGCCGAGGGGCCCGACGCACAGGACCTCGCGGGCGGCCCTCGACCTCCGCTCCACGGGCTCCGGGGACGCCCTCCAGATCGCGACGCCCGGCAGGGCCGCCTCCCGGTCGTAGTACCCGACCTCGACTGGGAACGTCACGGCCGCTCTGGAATCCACGTGGTCGTACAGCAGCGAGTCCCCGTCGTACGTAGTCATGAACGTGGCCCGGTTGTCGCGCACGTTCAAGACCTGGTGTACCTCCGCGCCGGCGCCCGACCCGATCCTTAACACCACGTTCCTCTCGAGCCAGTCCCAGTTGCCGCCGACCACGACCGCGAGGTCCCCGGCCGCGGCCGTCACCGTGCCTATGTCCCTGCCCGGCGACAGCCTGTCCCTCTCGGCCTCGAGCGCGGACTTGACGCCCGCCAGGAGGTCCTGGTCCAGCGGGCCGGCTGACGCCCTGAGGTCGGACAGCACGAGGTAGTCCGGACCGTCATGGAGCACCCTGACCTGCAGCCTGGTCACACCCGACAGTCCGTCCACCGGGACGGTGACCTTCGACAGCGACCCGCCGACCGGGACCAGGAACTCCTGCCCGTCGGCGAGCGTTATGGAATAGGTCGCCTCGGACCCGGTCCTGAGCTGCCCGGACGGCGCCCTGAGCGAGGCCACGGACAGGGTCAGCGCCTCGTACGCCCCGGCGTCGAACGACAGCGGGAGCGACGCCGACCTGCCCCTGCTCCCCGCGGAGACCCTCATCGCCACCGACGTCGGGTGGCCGCTCGCGGCATACTCCGGGAAGCCCTGGGTCTCTACCGACAGGCCCGCGTCGGCCGTCCAGCCCGCAGCGGACAGTAGCGCGTTGACCTGTACGCTAGGCATTCCTGGCCTCCGACTCCCTGGCGAGGGCCAGCGCCTCGGTCGCGGTCGGGCTCGACCCCGTGCGCATTAGCTCCCGTATCGCCGCCCTCACCTTCGAGTTCATCTCGGACTTTGAGACGCCCCGCTGTACCTTCCGGAAGGACGCCGCGAAGGCCGGCCTGGCCGGCACCCTCACGGTCTTCCCCGACCTCGTCGTGTACGTGGTCCCGTACTCGTGTATCAGGTAGAGGGCCCTGGTCGACACCTTAGACCCGTGGTGCCTGCCGTCTACGACCCTGACGGCCCAGCCGCTCTTGGTCCGGAAGGTCCTCATGGCCTTCGCGTAGGTCCTGGCCCCGTCCAGGCCCAGGGCGTACAGCGGGCTCTCAGGCTTCGAGTACCCCAGCCTCCCCTTCCTCCGGACGGTCTCGGCCTTCAGCGGATCGAGGCGCAGCGAGCCGTCCCTGAGGCCCTCCCTGAAGGCGCGGACGGTCGCGTCGGCGTCCATCTTCCTCATGGCCGACACCGCGCCCTCAAGCATCTTCGGGAGCCTCCTGATCCTGGCCCTTACCGCGGCCGGCGTGTTCGACCTCATCCCTATGCCCTCTTCAGCCCGAGCGTCACGTACAGCGGGAACCGCCCGATCCTGCTCGGGATGCCCTTCTCGGTGACCTTCCACTCGGTGCCGTCCAGTACGACGGTGGCCCTGGTCACGTCTATCGCCTCGAACGTGTCGCCGATCTCGTCCATGTCGAACAGGCCCGCGTCGACCCAAGACTTCGCCGGGGTCCAGATCGCAACCTCGACCTCCTCGCGGAGGCCGGCCCTCTCGAGCTTCCGGCGGTCCGGGGACCTCTCTACGGGGTACGCCATCATCGGGGCGATAGGCAACAGGTCGCGGGACACTATGGTGCCGAGCGAGTCGCGCCTGACCCCGGACTCGAGCCTGAGCTTCACGGACACCGGCGTGCCGTATGCGGCCGCCACGTCCTGGACGTCCCTGAGGGCCCCGCAGGCTTCCGGGCTCACGCTACTGCCCCACCATGCCGGTCACGTACCTGCGGACGAGGGCGTGGGACCACCTGTCGAGCTCCTGTCTCGCGTCGTGGTACTTGCCCCTCTCGCCGTACGACCTATTGAACCCCTGCACGCCAAGGGACCCGCCGCCCGTCCTAGCGCCGAGCATGCCGAGGGCGAACGACGCCGTGAGCATGCAGACCGCCCTCACGAGGTCGGCCGGGGCCTCGGCGAACCCGTAGGTGTAGTCCACCTTGATGTTATCCTTCCCCCTCGGGAAGGCGGGCACGTAGTTCTGCCACGACTCGAGCACGGCCTTGAGCTTGAGCAGGCCCTCCTCGGCTACCCTCTCCACGGACGACGGCGACACGTAGACCCAGTTCGCCGGGTTCGTCACGAGGTTTATCGAGTGCACCTCGAGGATCGGCCTCCCGTTGAGGGGAAGGATCGTGGACCCCGTACCCGAGTGGAACTCCACCACCCTGCGGGCGCCAGACAGGCTCACGCCCGCGGCCCTCTCGACCACGGGTATCACTTGGCAGTCCCTCGTGTTCACGAGCCAGTCGTCCGAGAGGTCCCTGAACTGGGTGAACGTAACCGTCCCCCCGCCCGTCGCGGTGGCGGGGGCGCTGATCTGCACCTGCCCGCCCGAGACGTCCACCACGTACGCCCCCGCCGGGACGCCGGGGCCCGACACCGAGGCGAGGGGCAGCAGCGATGCCGGGACGGCGGCCACGGACAGTACGTCGCTCCCCTCTACGGTCGAGGCGGAAGCCTGGAGCGATACCGCCTCATCCAGGCAGTACCCCTCAAGGAGCCTCCTCACGTCGAGGGGCGACATGCCGCAGCTCAAGGCCTCATCCTCTCGTAGCAATCGGCTATGATCACCACGTCTGTGGTCGTCGTGGGCGCCACCTTGATCACGTAGTCCGTGTTGGGCCTGAACCAGTACTCGTGCCTGTCGCCCCCGTTCGTGTCGCCCGAGGTCGCGACGCCCGGGTTCGTCCCGAACCCAGCCTGGTTCTCCCGGCGGACCTCCCCTCCCGTGTAGGTGGGGGAGTGGAACGCCTTGGACAGGAGCGCGTCGTCCTGGTACGTCTCGTTGTAGTTGCGGAACGGGAGGCTGGTGCCGGTGTTGGTGACCGACACCCCCCTGATGATGTCGGCCGGGGACGCGGCGCCGGCCTTGGCCACTATCGAGACATGGAGCGGCAGCGCGCCGACCCTCACGAGTATTTCCACGGCCGCGGCGCTACCCCTGACCCTCCTGTTGAGGTAGAACAGCTTGCCCTCGTGCACGAGGTGGTGCATGTAGCCGATGGTAGCCTGGGACCCGGAGGGGTCGCGCCTGCCGTCCATTATGCCCTTATCGCTATGACGGTGACCACGCCGCGGTCCCCCGCGCCGTTGGCGTCCACCCTGACGGAGCCGCCCGCGGGAACCGTGCACAGGGCTGGGTCCAGGGACGTCGCCCTGCCGACGGCCTTGTCCACGGCGCACGTCATCGCGTTCGTGATCGCGGTGCCCGCGGAGTCCTGGAGGGTGAGGGTGCCCGAGGCGTTGGCCGCCGTGCACCTCGCGAACGCGTCCAGGATGCGGACCGCGTTGTCCGGGTCGAGCGTGAAGCTGGGGGCGCCGGTGGCGTCCGCGGCCACCGTAAGCTCGAACACCCGCAGGGCGGAGGCCTCGGCCTCCCTCGCCCTCGAGCCCACCCTGGCGTTCTGCGCCGCGGGGCTCGACCTGTCAAACGCCAGCGCCTCGCCGGCCGTGATGCCTTTCATGATACCTCCCGCCCCCGGTACCAGCCGGAGGCCTCAAGCTTGGTCGCGGCCGCGGCACTGACGACCGCGACCCCCCTCTCTATCCTCACCGCCTCCCCGTCCAGCTCGAACTCGCACGATATGGGGTACGACTCCGTGCTATCCGGGTGCAGCATGCGGAACCTCCGCCCGTCGGCCTCCGGCGCTGGCGCCGGTACGGCCTCGGGGGCGGGGGCTCCCACGGGAGCCGCGGCCCTGCGGGCCTCGGCCTCCCTGGCGGTGAGGAGCGGCACTACGCCACCCTGAGGCCGCGGTGGATGGCGCTGGTGGCCTCGAAGGAGGGGCAGAGCGCCATGTACGAGCGGATCAGGAAGGGCAGGTTGTCGTCGGTGACCGCGAGGGGCACCATGGTGACGAGGCCCTGGAACCTGTCGCCGCCGGAGTTGGTATACGGGACCTTCCCCAAGCCCTGGTACTTGTCCAGGTCCCAGAGGATGACGGTCTCGGGCTTGACCCCGCCCGTGGAGACGAGCGGCAGGTCGTTCTGCATGCCGGCGGGAACCGAGGCGGTCGGGCCGGCCAGGACGCCGCCGGTGGCGCTGAGGGTCAGCGTGGGGTTGGCCGCGCCCGGGTTCGTGGTGAACACGCACCCCGTGACGTCCGCGACGAAGGTGCCGGCGGAATCGTAGGTCTGCGCGGGGATCACCGCCACGAGCTTCTCGTTGATGCCCGAGGTGCCCTTGAACGCGTACACCTTGTAGTAGAACGCGCCGGGGACCGCGGCCCAGGCGAGGGTCAGGGTCGAGGCGGAGCCGGTGGTGGCCTGGGACGCCCTGTCGGACGCCTCGCTCTCGCCGTTGTAGTCCACGTACGCGACGCGGAACTGGTAGGTGTCGGCCGCGATGGTGCCGCCGGAGGTCGCGGTGGCCGGGGTCAGCGCGCCCATCTTTCCCCGGGGGGCCATCCCGGACACCGGGAGGATGGGGATGTCGCGGTACGCGCTGAGGCGCCAGCCGCCCTCGATCTCGACGGGGGTGAGGCCGCCCGCGGTACCCTGGTTCAGCCTGACGTTGGTCAGGAGCCTGGAGACCAGGGACTGCATCTTGGGCGACATCAGGAGGACCTTCTTGTGGTTGCCGCCCTGGTACTCAAGGTTGACGTCGATCATGTCGTCCAGGAAGCCGAGGGAGCTCGGGACGGCGCCGCCCTGGGCCTCGTTCTTCCTGTTGGTGGACACGATCGAGTCGAGGCCGTCGAAGGCGTACTTGTTGGCCGCCTTGTTGCCCCACTCGAGGCCGGCGATCATGTCGTACGCGTGGGCCTGCAGGTGGTTCTCCATCTCGGCCGCGGCGGCGTCGATGTAGCCCTTAGAGGAGTCCTGCAGGAAGTTGGTGACGGCGCCCTTGCGGCGCAGCACCTTCATCTCCACGTTGTCGCGGGCGTAGGTGCTGTTGCGGGTCGGCGTGGTGCCGGACTCGCCCATGTAGCCGTTGGCCGCCGGGAGGGCGGTCAGGCGGTTGAACTCGTGGTACTTCTGGGCGTCGTACTCCGACTGGATCACCGCGAGCTCGGGGGAGAGGCGCACCACCGTGTTGGTGATGATCTTCTCGAGCTTCTGCGCGATGAGCGGGGACGCGGGCGTGGAGCCCGCGCCGACCGCGGAGTCGAGCGCCTTGCGGATCAAGGTCTTGCGGACCCCGCCGAGCTGGTTGAACTGTCCGATGAGTGCGTGGTTCATCCGGTTTCTCCTTGGTTTACTGGTACAGGGCGCTCAGGACGTCCCTGAGGCCGCCCTCGGGCTCCGCGGGCGCGGACTTCTCGACCCGGGCGCCGCCGAGGGCGTCGGTGAGGGCCTTGAGGACCGCCTGGGCGGAGGGCTGGGCCGGGTTGACCGGCCGCCTCGACTTCTGGACGGCGAGGACGTGGTCGGCGACGCCGAAGCCCTCGAGGATGCCGGAAATGGCCTCCCCCTGCTCGTCGAGGCGCCTCTGGATGCTCTTGAGGACCTTGAGGGTCCTGGCCTGCACCTCGCGGTCGGCGCCGTCCCGGGCGGGGACGGCAGACTTGCGGACGGCGGGGGCGGCCCGGGACCCGAGGCCCATGATGGCCTTGAGGACCTTGAGGGCCTCCTCGTCGTCCACGGGGAGCTCGTCGATCCTCTCCTCGGCGCCGTCGGTGGCGACCTCGGACTTCTCGACCTTCCCCTCCTCGAGCTCCTCGCCCTCCTCGTCCCCCTCGGGGAGCCCGTCGGTCATGGCGGCCATCTCGACCTCGGCCCCGGGCTCGGCGGGGCCCATTCCGGCCTCCGCCTCCTCCATCTGCTCGAGCTGGTCGAGCAGGGACCTCACGTTGGCCAGGACGGACTTCTCCTCCGGGCTGAGCGACTTCTGCACCTGGTTCTTCTTGATCATGATATCCTCCCGTTTCCTCTGAGGTCGTCCCATCTCTTGAGCTCGGCCCGGAGCCTGCGAAAGATCTCGTCTCTCGTGGGTCCGACGGGATAAGGGCTCGCCTCACCCGGTTCCGACTCAGGTACGCCCTCCTCGAGGAGGGACGATTCGTTGTTCCGTATCAGCTCGACCATGAGGTCGCGATACTCGTCAAATATGGCGCGCAGGCGCTCCTCGTCGGCGCCGGAGCGGACGGCCTCGGCAACCATGTCGTCCCGGGCGGCCTCTACCTGCCATCGCTCCCTGTCGAAGGCCCCGCGCCTGTCCTTGCGGACCATGGCAGACTCGAGCCTCGAGCGGATGCCCTTGCGGACCTGCCAGGGCGGGGTCTCCCCCAGCGCCTTGTAGACCGCGTGTATGACCGAGTCCTGGTACGCGGGCTGCGGCACGATTACCACGCCCTCGAGGACCATGTCGTCTATCCTGCCCAGGCGCTCCTTGGCGTCCATGAGCACCCTGTCGTCCGGTATGTAGCCCTCGATCGAGAAGCCCTTCTTCCGGGGCTTGCGGTACGGGGGCAGGCCGTTCACCTGGCGCCACAGCTTGTCCGCGCGCTCCTTGGCGGCGGAGTCCACGGGGTCGTCCTGGTCGTAAATCCTGAACTCGACGTACCACTCGCCCGAGTCCGTCACCTCGAAGTGGGTCAGGATGCCGATGTCCTGGGACTCGCTGATGCCGTGCACGTCCGGGAACAGCAGGACGTCGCCGGCCTCGGCCTGGCGGGCGAGCGACTGTATGCAGTTCGGGGTTACCCGCTCGCCGTGCGAGTCCTCCTTGGGGCCCGAGGCCACGCCGCACAGGTACCGGCGCCTGCGGCCGCCGACGTCCTTCTCGACGGCGAAGCGCCCGTCCTCGGGCTTGAACGGGGACATGTGAATCTTTATGCGCTTGCGCTCCGCCATTTGTTCCATTGTATCATGCCCCTTGTCACCTGTCAAGTGTGAGATACCTTCCTGTACGAGAAGGTGCCCGTCTTCTCCCATACCGTCCCGTCGGGCCTGGTGACCCTCTCGCCGACCTTCGGCGCGGGGGCGCGGGCCTTCCAGACCTTGCCGTTGAGGTATTCCAGGAGGCCCGTGGAGGGCACGGCCCTAAAGTCGTGCATGAACGGGAAGTCGTAGTGGGCCTGCAGCTGGCGCTGCGCCTCCACGGCGGACCGGAACCCGAGCATGACCTTATCCTCGTCGGGCTCGGCGCTCCCCTCCCTGCGGATGGTGAAGACGTAGGCCTCCGGGGCGCCCAGGTCCGGGCCGACGAAGCAGTCGACCTCCTCGCCGTCGGCCCCGCGGGTCCCGTCGATGTATCCGTACGGCACGGACATCCTGGTCGCCCAGGGCTTCCCGTCCGGGCCCGTCCCGTGCCTCACGGAGCCGGCAGGGTTCTCGACGGTGACCGTAGGCAGGGACTTCCGCACGGGCGCGGGTCCCGGGGACGCCTCGACCGTCACGTCGTACGAGCACTGGCACCCCACCACCTCCCGTGCGGGGAGCGCCGGGTCGTGCGGGTGCATCGCCTGCAGCGCCCCCTCCGGGGCGGCGAGCCTGAAGGGCTCGGCCAGCGGGACGGACTGGCCGTCGGCGGCCCTATGGTGCGGCCGCGGGTCGCGGACGAGGTGGCCGTTGTGCCTCCACACCTTGACCGCGGACGCGCCCGGGTTCTCCTGGACGAACCTGCGTGCGTACTCCCACCGGGCCAGGTCCAGGGCGGACCTAACTTCGGTCACCGCTATCGTACGCACGTGGGCCGGCGGCGACGTGGGGTCGCCCGCGCGGCTGGCGTAGGGCGACATGGCGGAGGACACGGCGGACTGCATCTCGCGGATCGCCGCCTCCGGGTCGTCCGGGTGCGCCTCCATGGCCGCCCTGAGCGAGCGGGTGAGGGAGTCGCGGAGCGTGTCGGAGATCGCCCTGCCGGACTCCGCGGCCTTGCGCAGCGTCGGTATGCCCACGGCGTAGGCCGGGAGCGACAGCGCCCCGGAGTCCAGGGCGGGCTTGAGCGCCCGGCGGTACCGGAGCCCGGAGACGCGGGCGGCGGCCTCCGAGGCGCGCCGCACGTTGTCCTCCACTATCCTGGAGACGAGCCTCTGGTAGCTGAGCCCCGACAGGGGGAGCCCGTACTCGCGGGCGAGCCTCTTGAGGGTGAGCCTAAATCCGGCCATTCGTTACCCCCTCAACCCTATCACTCACTTGCCATATGCGTCCACGACGTCTGGATCGCTTAAGTCTATTCCCCTCTCAGAAGCCACAGACTTGACCCAATCCTTGATCTCGTCGTCATCCATGTTCGAGATGTCTTCATCTGTGTCTAGGTTAAGGTCATCAGCTAGGGACTGCCAGTCTAAATCAGGCTCATTATCCCAGGCCTTCATGTTAGCCTCAGACACGCTGCTCTTGGGCTCCGCGGCGGGGCTTAGGGGCTTGAGACTGGAGCCCCCGCGGTGGTCCGGGTACGGGGACGGCTTCCCGGCCGCGAGGGCGTCGAGCTCCGTCCTGGCGGCGGTCTCGTTCATCCCCCTGAGCCGGGCGTACACCTTAAGGGCGCCGGCGGCCTTCGGGTCCCCGGACGCAATCAGACCGGCGGCCCTACTGGCCTGGGCCTGGACGTCGGATTGCGAGGGCTCCGCGCCAGCCGCGGGCGTCGCGGCCATGCCCGGCCTCGTGTTGCCCTTGAGCCTCACCCACTGCCCGCCGGTCTTCTTCCAGTCGCCGTCCTTGCGGTGCGACACCGTGCCCTCGGGGGCGGCCGCGTTCGCGACCCTGATCAGCCTCTTCGTCCCGTCCAGCGCCTTGCGTACGTCCATTCCGTCCTCCGTGTTTCCATTATAGCACGAGTCACCCGAATCCGTCAAGCCCCTCTCGACCGCCTTGAGCTTCGTATAGTAGTCGGGGTCCTCGCGCAGGTGGTCGAGCGCGATCTCGGCGGCCTCGAGCTCGTTCGGCGTGTGCTCGAGCTCCACCCTGACCCCCTCGAGGATCGCGGCCTCGAGGCCGGACTTGCGGACCTCCCGCCACGCCCCGTACAGGACGGCGTTCCTCTGCGCCGCGTCCGGGTACTCGGCGGCCAGGGCCCGGTGGCCCCGGCTGAGGTAGTCCTCCCTGCTCTCGCCCGCGTCAGGCCTCGGTATCGGCATCTCCCACCTCCAGCTCCATGGTCATCATCCCCGAGACCGCCTCGAGGGCCTCCTGCGGCGTCCGGGCGCCGGCCACGAGCCTGGCCGCGTCCCTCCGGACCTCCCTGAACAGCGCCTCGAGGTCGGCCTCCACCGGGCGGGCGGCGGCGGCGGCGTCCGCGGCCGTCGGGGCCCTGTCCCTCGCGGTCACAGCACGCCCCCGAACGGCGAGGGCGGCTGGGACTGCTGCACCGCCCCCCGCGGCCTGTCGTACTCCCCGCCCCGGAACGGGTCGCGCCCCATGTCCTCCGTGCGGACCTCGTTCGGGGTGAACAGGCCGGACTCTAGCTTGGACCTCCACAGGTCGACCTGGGCCCTCTCCGAGACGGACGCCTCATACTGGAACTTGAGCCCCGGGCCGGCCCTAAAGGGCAGCACCTGCAAGTTCCACATGTTCTCGAGGGCCTGGACGTGCGGGTAGATGCCCTTATACAGGTCGTACCGCTCCTGGGTGTCGGCGGAGTCGCGGCCCGAGGTGGACTCCGTGCCGGTCAGGTTCATCTCGGCGTTGGAGGCGCCGAACACCAGGCCGACCTCCTCGCGAACCATCCGCTGCCTCTCGGACTGGTACTGGAATGTGTCCGCCCGCGAGACGTCGACGACCACGGGGGTGCCGTGGCCGGAGATGACGCGGACGGCCTCCTTGCGGGCCTCGTTTATCAGGGTCTCCACGCGCTTCTGCTCGCCGCGGTCCAGGGGGACCTCGAACTCCTCGCCGAGGGACCCCCACGGGGCGCGGTCGCCGAACGCTATGAGCTTCTCGGGGGGCCTGGTGCCGTCGGCCATCTCGGCCGCCCGCGCGTCGAACATGAGGGTCTCGGCCACCTTGTTGACCAGGGCCTCGAGGGGCACCGCCCCGTAGGGGTCGCCCGAGTAGGGGGCGTACTCGAGGGCGCACACCTCGTCGGAGTAGTAGAGCTGCGCCTCGAGGCCGTCGACGACCTGGACTATGCCGACCGGGTCCCCGACGTGCCTGCCCCTTATCGGGTAGCAGGTGCCGCCCGGGAGCTCGTAGACGTTCTCCACCCTACGGCCCATGACCTCCTTGTACGGGGCGGCCAGCCCGTGGACGTGGAGGTCGAACACCACCTTCTTGGTGAGGTCCTCGAAGGTGTCCGCCTGGTTCGGGGTGCGGAGCCAGTCCTCCACCTCGGAGCACCTGTCCTCGGCGGCGCGCTTGATCCTGCGCGACCAGCGCAGCAGGGCGGCGTCGAAGTTGCCGAGGTCGTACCTCACGTCGGGCAGGACCCGGAGTATCTCGGCCATCGCGCGGACCCGGACGCCCACGGCGCGCGGCGAGGGGTCCCCCTCCTGCTCCTGCCACACCTCGCGGGCCACCCGCAGGGCCTCGGCGGTCCTGTCCTCCTCCCTCCGCTCGGTGGTGACCTTCCATTCGAGGCCGGCCACGCGGTTCATCCGGCCGGTCACGACCCCGAAGACGGGCCCGCACATGCGGAAGATGTCCACCCTCTCGGACACCGTGAGGGTGAAGAAGGGCATCTGGTACTCGGCAGTCTGGACCCTGCCGCTCCGGTCGCGGGCGGACTGGCCTATGAGCGAGGTCGGGTTGTAGACGGAGATGCCGCGCAGCCCCGGCACCGTCGCGCCCTGGGGGACGTACTGCAGGTAGTCGTCGGCGCGGGTGGCCATCCTGGCCTTCTCCACCCTAAGCGGGTCGTCGGTGAACAGTTCCATCTGCGGCATGCAGCCCCCTATGACATCGCGGCCACGACGCGGCGCGCGAGCGTGCAGTAGGCCTCGGCGAGGAGCAGGTGGTCCGGGGCGTCCCCGATCCACTCGTACTCCTGCCGGGCCTCGTTGAATACCCTGGTGAGCGCCTGCATGTGCCCGTAGTACTCGGGCAGCGAGGCCGCGTTCCTCGGGAGGGCGACCCTCCGCTCCCGGAGCCTAGCCACCGTCGCGTCCAGTATCTCCGTGCGGTTTACCGTGACCTTGCGCTGCTCGGGGTCGACCCTGTCGGCGGACCTGGACGAGTGGAACTCGCACCTGAGCCAGCCGCGGAGCTTCGAGACCCTCCGGGACAGGCGTATCTCGGGCATGGCGTCGATGACGCCGGCCACCACCCTATACCTGCCGAGGAGCTCGAACAGGTCGGGCTCGTCCCTCACCCCGCCTATGAACACGGCGCGCTCGGACCCGTCGGGCAGTATCTCGTTTATCCTGACGTGGAGGGTGGACCCGACGTCCACGCCGGCCACGCACGGGCCCTGGCAACTTTGGGGCATGACATACTGCTGCACGCAGGAGTCGAGGTCGGAGGACGTAACCTTGGAGCCCTTAGGCGTATAGGGTAATCCCAGGTCGCTGTTGTAGAACCGCATCATGGCGGCGTCGTCGTCCAGGCCCCGGGAGAAGGCGGCGGCCATCTCGGAGAGGGGGACCCTCGTGGAGAACTCCTTCCCTATGTGGTAGAAGGAGGGCTCCGCCCCCGGGTTGCGGGCCACCCACTCGCCCTCGGCCCTGCAGGGGACCTCCCTCCCGCACGAGTGCATGAGCCTGGGCTCGCCGGAACCGGGCTCCCAGTCCCTGTCGGCGTAGGTCCACACCCCCTCCCCCTCCTGTACGACGGCGTGGTCGAGGAAGGACGGGTGCACCCACTCGCCGCAGCCGCACCTCACGTGCCAGGTCCACATCTTGGAGGCCTTCCACATCCTGTGGATGCCGAAGTCGGTGATCGAGGGCTGGCTGATGATGAGGGTGGTCCTGTGGCGGGAGTTCGCGAGGCGGTCCTCGACCATGAGGACGTTCCTCTGGTCGCACCTGTCATACTCGTCGACGATGCCGTCGTCCGCCGGGAACTCCGCGAAGGAGGCCGGGGAGTTGGACCCGACGAAGGCGACCGTACCCGGGCCGACCTGCTTGAGGGTGACGTTGTCCGCGCCCCCGGAGTCGCGCACCGCGGACCGGTAGCGGCGGGTGAAGGAGACCGCCTTGTCGAACCTCTCCCGGACGTAGCGGCCTATGAGGCGGTCCTGCGGGAGGACGTGGAACTGGTTACGCCCGGACAGGGCGAGGGAGAGCTCCCTGCAGAGGGCGTACTCCGACAGGCCGCTCTGCGTGGACTTCATGGAGCCCATGTGCTGGGACCGGTCCGCGTATATCTGCCTGATGTAGGGGTAGTCCGCGAAGTTGAGGGGCTCGTTCCGGTGGGTCCTGTGCGAGGTCATGGCCATGAAGAGCGGCGGCCAGTCCCGCATCAGGCCCTTCGCGACCGCGAGCTCCTCAGGGCCCAACACGGCCGAAGAACCTCGACAGGTTGGCCCTGTATGCCTCCTCCTCCTCGGCGGTCAGCGCCATGGAGGCCAGCCCGACCGGCGAGCTCCCGCCGGACAGGAACTGCTCGTCGTACCATCCGTGGTTCTTGAGGAAGAATATCGAGCCCGTACACCCGGCGTCCGAGAGGCGGGCCTCGTGGTGCTCCTCTACGAGGCTGCGGGCGCGGGCCAGGACGGCGGCGAAGCCCCCGCCCCTCTTCTCCTGCTCATAAAACGACTTGCGGTCCTTGAAGCCGAGGGCGAGGGCGAGGCCGGTTATGGTGGGTGGCCGGCGGACCCAGACGGGCTGCCCGTTCGGGTTGCGGACCACGTTCCCGTCCCTGTCGACGGACACCTCGGGCTTGCACGACCCTATATACTCGTCGACGGCCCTCTCGAGCTCCTCCGCAGTCGCATACTTCCAAACCCCACCGGTAGACATGGACACCTCTCGGCTTCCATTATACCACGCCTACGGCTTCCCGTCAACCCCGGCCCGCACCAACGCGCGCTTCCTGCGGCGCTCCCTCTTGGTCATTTTTGGGGCGGCCTCCACCAGCTCCCCTCCCGGGGTCAGGTATCCGACCTTGTGCACGGTGCCGGACTCTCCGGACCGGACGTATAGAGTCCCGTCGCTCGACCTTACGTATTCCATGTTACACCCCAGAACTATTGTTATCTAGTCGAAGTAGTTGTTGGATCGGGTTGAAGTAGTTGTTAGATGCAAAAATAAGCCTTGAGTGATACTATCACTTTTTCGGCTTCAGTTTTTGAAACATCTACGCTTGTAAATTGATACCCATTATGAGATATACGAAGCGTCGCTTCGTCCTCATAATATCCGTCGGTTGCCGGAATAACCTCGACAACTGCATTTTTCTCACGACGCTCACGCGCTTCTTTTCGCCAATCTTTATCTATATGTTCCTCCTCATTTCGGCATCTAACATAGTGATAACCAGCAAGCCTCTATTGAGGCGCAGTCTGGTTGATTACGTTATTGGATGCTGCCGGCGGTTCTGGCAATTCAATCCAGTGGGTGACCTCACTTGGATCAATGTCCTGACCATCATTATCTGGATTATCCCAATACCAATATGGGGTATATGTATCTTCAAAAGAAGGATAGTCCCATCTAATTTCAAGT